ACAACAGAGCAACGTATTGCTACAATTTTGCAAAATATTTAATATTTATATGATGAACAACACGAACGCCGACAAAATGAAAAGTAAAGAACTACGCAAAATTATACGCGAAGCAATAGCTGAGGTATTAGCTGAATCTACAATTGATGTATCTAACCCAAATGCATTGACTGATCCTCAAAAACAATCACTAATTCAAAAAGCACGCACTGCTTCTAAAAACCCTAAATTAGGTACAGCTGATGAGCCAGTTGAATTTGTTGAAGAATCAGAATTAGATGAATTAGCTCGTATAGCTAAAGGCTATAGACTAGCTGATGAAAATGTAGATACAACAGGATTCACTAAAACAATTTCAGGTACATCATTAGCTGATGTTATTGAATATTTTAAAGAAAATCCAGGTGCTGATAAAAAAGCATTACAAACACAATTTAACTTTGCTCGCCCTCAAATCGCTAACGCTATCGTTAATGGTTTAATGGATGCAGGTGTATTAGTTAAATTAGGTGCAGGTGGTGAAGAGGAACCATCAGGTGTTCAAGCTCAAGCTCCAGCAGCAACTGATGCTGAAGATATGTTTGTTGGTGGTGCTGAAAATCCATTAGCAATGTATTTTGATGGTGAACCAAATGCTGATGGTTCTGAAGATTTTGTTGAACCAGAAGCAGGTGAAATTGAAAGAGCACCTATGGCTGGTCAATTATCAGATGAAGATTATGAAGCATTTATGCAAGCAAGTACATTAGAAGATCGTATTACTAAAGTAAAAAGTGATATTTTAAAAACTAAACGTTCTAGACCAGGTGGTGAATTTTCATCTGAACCATCTACTGAATTGGATCGTTTACGTGCTTTAAAAGTAACATTAGAGAAGCGTTTAGCTGATTTAGTTGCTGGATCAAAATATTTACAAAAACGTAGTGGTGTTGAAGTAGATGATATTGAAATAGAAGATGAAGAAGAACCAATACAAGAAGTTGATCAATATGATATTAATAGAATTCAATACTACGCAGGAATAAAAAAATAAAATATATGAAAAAAACAGTTTTAGGAATTTTAGCATTTTTAATATTATCTTATATCGTTTTTGATAAAGTTAGTGATGCTGGTTTATCAAAAGAATTTATACAAAAACAAGACAGTTTAGTACAAGCTGTTGATTCAATGAAATTAGATATTGTTGAAAAAGATAAAGCAATTGACTCATTAGTAGTAGTTGATGAACAATTACAAGACAAATTAGCTCATGCTAAAAGTAAAGTAATTAAAGTAGTTCAATTTGTTGATTCATCTAAAGCAGCAGTTGATACTTATAATGAAAAAGAATTAATTACATTCTTTAATACTCGCTACCCTAAAGATACAATTACTAACCCATTACCAATTGCACAGCCAGTATTAACATATGTTGCTAAGGATTTAGTAGAATTAGATGGTGCTAAACAAATAATTACATTTAAAGATAGTGTTATCGCATTAACTGAATCAAGAGTAAGTGGTAAAGATAGTGTTATCTCCATTTATGTTAAAAAAGAAGGTACATATAAAAATATCATGACTAACCAAGATTTACAAATTAAAGATTGGAAAAATCAATACCAAACATTATACTTACAAAACCAAAAGCTTAAATTTAAGAATAAAATTACTAAAATTGGAGCTGGTATAGTAGTTGGTGGATTAGTATACTTGATGGTTGCAAAATAATAATCACACGCCCCCATATAATTAGGTCTGATCGCAAGGTTAGACCTTTTTTTATATATTTATATACATGAGTCAAGCAAATATTAAAGAAATAATCAAGGCGGAATATATCAAATGTGCTACCGATCCTGTACATTTCTTTAGAAAATATTGTTACATTACTCACCCTGTAAAAGGTAGAGTATTATTTCATTTATACCCATTCCAAGAAGAAGTATTAAATGATTTTAGAAATAATAGATTTAGTATTATCAATAAATCAAGACAGTTAGGTATATCAACTCTATCAGCTGGTTTTGCTTTATGGACAATGTTATTTCAAAAAGATAAAACTGTGTTGTGTATTGCAACAAAGCAAGAAACAGCTAAAGGAATGGTAGAGAAGGTACAATTTATGTACAATTCATTACCTTCTTGGTTAAGAGGTAACCAAAAACCAATTTCAGATAATAAACTTTCATTAAAACTAGCCAATAACTCTCAAATTGTTGCTACATCAGCTGCATCAGATGCAGGTAGATCGTACGCTGTTTCATTACTTATTGTAGATGAGGCTGCCTTTATTGAAGGTATTGATAGAATTTATACGAGTATTAAACCAACCATTGCAACGGGTGGTGGGATTATAGCATTATCATCTCCAAATGGTGTAGGTAACTGGTTCCATAGAATGTATACCGATGCTGAAATTGGAAAGAACGAATTTAAAGCAATTAAATTAAGATGGGATTTACATCCTGATAGAGATGAAAAGTGGGAAGAAACAGAGCGCGCAAATATGTCCTCAAGAGAATTTGCTCAAGAGTATGATTGTGACTTCTTAGGATCTGGAAACTCAGTTGTTGAACCTGATATATTATCATTTTATGAAGAAACTTTTATCACCGATCCTATTGAGCGCCGCTTTATGGGTGGGGATTTTTGGATTTGGTCTTATCCTGATTATAGTAAGCAGTATGTTGTGTGCGCTGACGTTGCTCGCGGTGACGGTGCGGACCATTCGGCATTTCATGTCATCGATGCAGTGTCACTTGAACAAGTGGCTGAATATAAATCCCAAGTTGACACCCGTACTTATGGTAATATGCTTGTATCTGTTGCTACTGAGTATAACAATGCTTTACTCGTGGTTGAAAATGCTAATATCGGTTGGGATGTCATCAATACAATAATTGAAAAAGGATATCCTAACACATATTATTCACCTCGCGCTTATGGCGAAATGCAGATGGATAAATGGATGGCTAAAATGGAATCTGAGCAAACAGTTCCTGGATTTACTACATCAGCTAAAACAAGACCACTTGTTATCTCCAAAATGGAGGCGTATATTCGAGAAAGACAATTTATTTTTCATTCAAAGCGTCTATTAGAAGAACTACGTGTGTTTATTTGGATGAATGGTAAAGCACAAGCCCAAAATGGATATAATGATGACTTGGTAATGGCATTAGGAATGGGATTATTTGTAAGAGACACTGCGATGAAATTCTATGAACAAGGAATGAATTTATCTAAAGCAGCAGTTGATGGAATTGTGAAAACAGGTGGTGAAAGTGCTTATTATGGACCTGTATTGCCTGGTGGAACTCAAAACCCATATATGGTAAATGATGGACGTGGACACTTCGAAGATATGACATGGGTGTTAGGTTGATAAATATTTATTGATATAATAAAAACATAAAATGGCTGAATTAAATAATAACGCCCCAGGCTTATTTACTAGATTAACTCGTTTGTTTAATACAGACGTAATCATTAGAAATGTCGGGGGAAATCAATTAAAGGTTACAGACGTTGATAGAATCCAAGCCTTTGGTAATGTTAAGACAAACGCATTAATCGATAGATTCACTAAGTTGCACCGCTACGGAGCTAATATGCCGTATAACCCAACAATGAATTACCAAACACTTCGTATTCAGTTGTATACTGACTATGAAGCAATGGATACAGAATCAATTATTGCATCAGCATTAGACATTATCGCTGATGAATCTACATTAAAAAATGAAATGGGTGAGATACTTCAGATTAGAAGTGCTGACGAAAACATCCAACGTATTTTATATAACTTATTCTACGATATATTAAATATTGAGTTCAACTTATGGTTATGGACTCGCAATATGTGTAAGTATGGTGATTTCTATCTACATATGGAAATTGCTGAAAAATTTGGCATTTATTCTGTAATACCATTGTCAGTTTATGATATGGTTCGTGAAGAAGGTCAAGATCCAAATAACCCTTCTGCGGTAACATTTAAGATAGATCCAATGATCATCGCGGCTGGTGGTGTATCTAATCGTGTTAAAGATAGAGATGGTAAAATTAAGTTTGAAAACTATGAAATAGCGCATTTTAGGCTATTAACTGACGCTAACTACTTACCTTATGGGCGTTCGTACATAGAACCTGCTCGTAAAACTTATAAGCAGTATGTGCTTATGAAAGATGCGATGTTATTGCATCGTGTTACTCGTGCTCCGGAAAAACGTGTATTCACAATTGACGTAGGTAATATTCCACCAAATGAGGTAGATGCATACATGCAACGTTTGATGCAGAAGATGAAGAAAACACCTTATATAGATGGACAAACAGGTGAATATAATCTTCGTTATAACTTGATGAACATGATGGAAGATTTCTATCTACCAACTCGTGGTGATAGAGCTGCAACAAAAATCGACACAATTAAAGGATTAGAATATAATGCAATTGATGACGTAGTATTCCTACGTGATGAAATGTTAGCTGCACTTAAAATACCTAAAGCATTCTTCGGATTTGAAAAAGATTTAACAGGTAAAGCTACATTAGCTGCTGAAGATATTCGTTTTGCTCGTACAGTTGAGCGTATTCAACGTATCACATTATCTGAATTATATAAAATGGCATTAGTACATTTATATGTTCAAGGATATGATGGTGATGCATTAACTAATTTTGAGTTATCGTTAACTACTCCATCAATCATATTCGAACAAGAAAAGGTTGCATTATGGAAAGAAAAAGTTGACTTAGCTAAACAAATGCAAGATACTAATTTAATGCCTTCAGACTTCATTTATGATAAAATCTTCCAATTCAGTGAAGATCAATATGATGAGTTCCGTGATTTAGTTATTGAAGACAAAAAACGCACATTCCGTTTAGGTCAAATTGAAAACGAAGGTAATGATCCAGCTAAAACTGGTAAATCATACGGTACCCCACATGACTTAGCTTCATTATATGGTAAAGGTAGAATGGGACAAGGCACTAATGCTAATATCCCTTCAGGATATGATGAAAAACGCGATGTAGGTCGTCCTAAAGAAAAAACATCTATTGTTAATACACAAAAAGATCCATTAGGTAAAGATAGATTAGGTGCTGGTGAAAATGGTACATTATATACTGCTAACATACCTGATGAGGGTACTGGTACACCAAAAGGTGGTTCACCATTAGCATTAGCTGAAGCACATAAAAATAAATTTGCATTAGGTGCTATACCTACCTCATTACGTAAGGAAATCGTATTCGGGCCTGATCAAGAACCATCATTACTTAACGAAAATAATATCAAGGGCATATAACGACTACATATTTATAGGTAGTGCATACTATACACTATGAAAATTAAACACAGCAAATATAAAAATACTGGTATCTTATTCGAATTATTAGTGCGTCAAATTGCATCAGACACTGTGTCTGGTAAAGATTCTGCCGCTATCGGTATTGTTAAAAAGTTTTTTGGTAAAACTGAGTTAACTAAAGAACATAAGTTATATCAAGCGTTAATCACATCTAAAGCTTTAACTGAAGGTAAGGCTGAATCATTAATCAATTCAGTGCTTGAAATTTCTTCACGTCTTAATAAGACGGCTTTACGTAAAGAAAAATACAACATTATTAAAGAAATTCGTAATCATTATGATATCGAAGGATTTTTTAAAGCAAAAATTAGTAACTATACACAATACGCTGCTGTATCTAATTTAATCGAAGCTCATGGATCATTAGAATTCATTGAGCCTTCTCAAGTTATTGATAACAAAGTAACATTACTTGAACATATTACTCGTAAAGAAGTTAATGTTGAACAAGTTAAAGATCGCGTATTAGAAGAGTATGGTAAAATGGATACAGGTACACGTATTTTAGCATACAAAATGTTGTTAGAGAAATTTAACGAAAAATATTCAACATTATCTCAATCACAAAAGTCAGTATTAAAAGAATACATTAATAATGTTACTAATACTGTTAAATTGAGAGAATTTGTTAATGAACAATATGCTCAAATTAAAAAAGCATTGACTGAATTAACACCATTAGTAGCTGATAGAACAGTTCAAATTAAATTGACTGAAGTTATTACGTTATTAAATCCATTAGATAAAAATCAAAATGTAAAAGA